ATGCTGGAACAAATGGGCATTGCCGCGAAGCAAGCCTCGTATAAATTAGCGCAACTCTCCAGCCGCGAAAAAAATCGCGTGCTGGAAAAAATCGCCGATGAACTGGAAGCACAAAGCGAAATCATCCTCAACGCTAACGCCCAGGATGTTGCTGACGCGCGAGCCAATGGCCTTAGCGAAGCGATGCTTGACCGTCTGGCACTGACGCCCGCACGGCTGAAAGGCATTGCCGACGATGTACGTCAGGTGTGCAACCTCGCCGATCCGGTGGGGCAGGTAATCGATGGCGGCGTACTGGACAGCGGCCTGCGTCTTGAGCGTCGTCGCGTACCGCTGGGGGTTATTGGCGTGATTTATGAAGCGCGCCCGAACGTGACGGTTGATGTCGCTTCGCTGTGCCTGAAAACCGGTAATGCGGTGATCCTGCGCGGTGGCAAAGAAACGTGTCGCACTAACGCTGCAACGGTGGCGGTGATTCAGGACGCCCTGAAATCCTGCGGCTTACCGGCGGGTGCCGTGCAGGCGATTGATAATCCTGACCGTGCGCTGGTCAGTGAAATGCTGCGTATGGATAAATACATCGACATGCTGATCCCGCGTGGTGGCGCTGGTTTGCATAAACTGTGCCGCGAACAGTCGACGATCCCGGTGATCACAGGTGGTATAGGCGTATGCCATATTTACGTTGATGAAAGTGCAGAGATCGCTGAAGCATTAAAAGTGATCGTCAACGCCAAAACTCAGCGTCCGAGCACATGTAATACGGTAGAAACGTTGCTGGTGAATAAAAACATCGCCGATAGCTTCCTGCCCGTATTAAGCAAACAAATGGCGGAAAGCGGCGTGACATTACACGCAGATGCAGCTGCGCTGACACAGTTGCAGGCAGGCCCCGCGAAGGTGGTGGCGGTTAAAGCCGAAGAGTATGACGATGAGTTTCTGTCATTAGATTTGAACGTCAAAATCGTCAGCGATCTTGACGATGCCATCGCCCATATTCGTGAACACGGCACGCAACACTCCGATGCGATCCTGACCCGCGATATGCGCAACGCCCAGCGTTTTGTTAACGAAGTGGATTCGTCCGCTGTTTACGTTAACGCCTCTACGCGTTTTACCGACGGCGGCCAGTTTGGACTGGGTGCGGAAGTGGCGGTAAGCACACAAAAACTGCACGCACGTGGCCCAATGGGGCTGGAAGCACTGACCACTTACAAGTGGATCGGCATTGGTGATTACACCATTCGTGCGTAAATAAAACCGGGTGATGCAAAAGTAGCCATTTGATTCACAAGGCCATTGACGCATCGCCCGGTTAGTTTTAACCTTGTCCACCGTGATTCACGTTCGTGAACATGTCCTTTCAGGGCCGATATAGCTCAGTTGGTAGAGCAGCGCATTCGTAATGCGAAGGTCGTAGGTTCGACTCCTATTATCGGCACCATTAAAATCAATAAGTTATCTCACATTTAAGTAAACTACGTTCTCCTCTTGTGCCGTATTTGTGTCATTGCGACTTATAATCGCATCGATTTTGCTCGCGTGCTCGGTGAGATGCCCGGCTGAAAGGTGGGCGTATCTTTGAACCATTTCGAGAGTTTCCCATCCTCCCATCTCTTTAAGTGCAAGAAGAGAGACACCGGACTGAATCAGCCAGCTTGCCCAGGTATGCCTCAGGTCATGGAAGCGGAAGTTGCTAATGCCTGCCCGCTTTAACGCTCCCTTCCATGCCTTGTTGCTGTCGGTTCTCATCTTCCTTACCGCTGCTGTTTTTGTTCCGTCGCTTCGGTAGGCAGGTTTGGTGTGGACAAACACCCATCTCTTATGGAGACCCTGCTGTTTTCTTAATATCTGGCATGCGGTTTCGTTAAGAGGAACTCCGATCGCATTGCCAGCTTTTGTTTCATCAGGGTGCATCCATGCCATTTTCTTATCCAGATCGACCTGTGACCACTCAAGGTCTGTAACGTTGGAACGGCGAAGGCCTGTCGTGATTGCAAACATGACCACAGGGAAGAAATGAGGAGCAATTTCTGCAAACAGGCGCTTCGATTCCTCCTCTGTAAGCCATCTGATTCGTCCATTCTTAACGCGTGGTGTTGATATTTTGGGCGCCCTGTCAAGCCATCCCCATTCAACAGCCATATTGAGAATAGCGCGAAGTATTGCCAGATGCCGCGTCTTCGTTCCTTTGCTTGCCAGCTTTGGTTTATACTCCGGCACTGGCTTGCCAAGCCGCAAACACCTGTCCCGGCTCATTTCCCAGTTCAGGCGATGGCGGCGGTTTTCCATCCCGTCTACCGCCTCCATTATTTTTTCTGTTGTTATGTCTGAGAGAATGGTTTCTCTGAAGTGCAACATCCAGAACGATATAATGCTCTTGTCATCATCAATGGACTTCTTATCCGATTTCTCACGCAGCCACCGTATGCAGGCTTCCTTGAATAGCTTTTTCGGTGATTCCCCGAGATTTTTTACTCTCCACGCTTCTGCTTTTAGACGATCGTGAAGTTCTTGCGCTTGCCTTTTGTCCGATGTTTCAAGAGAGCGTCTAACTCTTGATCCATCTGGCGCGACGAAATCGCAGTGCCACGTGCCACCGCGTAGTTTGATTGACATGCTTTAACCTCCTGCACATCAACCGCATTCACCGCGCTATTGTGTCTCACAGACTTAAGCGCCACAATGCAGTCTGACTTGCAAATGCGATATGGACTTTTAGGTTTATCTGGATTTATCTTTGCGGCCTGAAGTCGTCCACTTCGTATCCACTGTGTGATAGTGCCTTTGTCTACCTTCAGATACGACGCAGCTTCTTCACGAGTGAAGATTTCTTCTTCCACCTGGAATCTCCATTTATTGGATTGACATGATTGCGGTAGGTCTGGATATCTTGAGAAATGTACAGGCCTCATCGAGTGTGAGGCGGGTTAGTCCTTGCGTAGCTCGCTGATTCTTCTGTAAGTCTCTGGTGCTTTGTTTCCGTGTATCTTCATTTCAGACTTCAACAGAGCAACGAGGGAATCCCATTCGTTGAGGATGCCTTTGAATGCCGGAACACGCTTTGCAACCTTGTCGAATGAATCTCTGATTTCTGGAATCTGCTCAACAAGTGCAACGCATCGCCGGAAGTCTGCTGCGTCATGGGGAGCGCCGAAGTGATGACCATAGATATTCTTTTTCAGACCACATGCGATTGAGGCAAGAGTTGCGCTACTGATGCCGACATCGCCAGTCGATTGCCATTTCAAAATCTTCATAGCCAAATCTGACATTTCTTGTCTCCAATAAAAAACCGCCATCAGGCGGTTTGGTGTTCTTTCAGTTCTTCAATTCGAATATTGGTTACGTCTGCATGCGCTATCTGCGCCCATATCATCCAGTGGTTATAGCAGTCGTTGATGTTCTCTGCTTCGATAACTCTGTTGAATGGTTCTCCATTCCATTCACCTGTGACTCGGAAGTGCATTTATCATCTCCATAAAACAAAACTCGCCGTAGCGAGTTCAGATAAAAGAAATCCCCGCGAATGCGAGGATTGTTATTCATTGCCGATATTCACCTTTATCGCGAACACCTTTACCGGTTTATCGCCGAAGTGGGGATGCGTGATTGTCTTGATTTCATATCCATCATACGGAACATCAATTCTACGGATGGAATCGTCGCGCTTCGGATATCCCTTTGTGATAATCAGGCGGTCATACTCCCGGAACATAATTCGCTTATTCCAGTAGTCATTACACAGGCGATACTCTTCCGTTTTCTCTCCGCGAATCATGGCATCGAAGTATTCACCTTTTACGGCAAGTTGCAGGTTAGCCACGGTTAACCTCCTGCGGCGGTTCTGGTAGCAGCATCCAGAACAAGGCGTTCCCTAACCAGGATAAAGTGCCGTCGCTCAACTCCACGTATTCCCCTTGCACCTGTCCTGCCATATACTCACCGTGCTTTGAATAAATTAAAATCCAATCATCTTGAGCGGGCATTCGCTCACTACAGCTTATCCAACCATCTGGAGTTACCGGAGAGTTGCCATTTACATCGAAGTTTGGCTCTGCGTCCTGAACCAGGAGGATGTAACCATTCTTGGCAGTATCAAGTTCTAACGCCTCGGTGACGGTACCGAAATAGCGATTACCTAAATCCGCATCACAAGTGCTTACATCAATGGAAACCTCCATGCCTTCGATTAATTCTGGCAAGTTGTAAGCTTGGCTTACAGGTTCTGCTCCCAGTGATGCCAGTGCAATTCGTGCCAGCTCACGCACAACTTCAGGGGGCGCGTGACGGTCATTCAGGTCATCCCACAGACGTAGCATGTCATTGCTATCAGGGTTAACATCCTCATTAGTTCCGGCCAGCGCACTAATAACCTCATCGGCTGCTTCAATAATTTTCTGTGCCTGTTCTCTGGTAATAGTGGTCATTTGTTATGCCTCAATACACAAAATCTGTTTTAAATTCATGGTTACATTCTGGACAGCATGTTTCGTAACCTTTTATTTCTTCACATGCCTGTTTAGCTCCAGAAAACTCCCAGAAATCTGGATCACAAAGCAGATCGAAATTGTGACCACATTTGGGACATTCGGTATCAAGTGACAGACTCCAGTAAGCAGTAGTGTTTTTATCCATATCACTCTCCTTTGATGCGAATGCCAGCGGCGCGGGAATCATTCCATCGCTTTACTTCTTCACGAATTACGTCAATGCATTCTTTCGAATCCATTAGGTAATCTTCATCAAAAAGACGTTCCTGTTCGTTTTCTATCGCAACAATGATTGCTTCAACTAACTTTTGTGCCTGAGAATCACTTTCTAACTCTGCTATGCGCTTACTTCCATCCGAGATAACACCTTCGTAATACTCACGCTGCTCGTTGAGTTTTGATTTTGTCTCCTCAAGCTCAACTCTCAGCTTCCCTACCGTTAGCGCAATTTCCTCGTTCTCCTGGTCGCGGGATTTGATGTATTGCTGGTTTCTTTCCCGTTCATCCAGCAGCGCCAGCACGGTTTCTGGTCCGGCCAGAAATTTGAAGGCGTTGAGCGCATCAATATCCACACCGTAATCTTTAAGTTCCTGTTCGCTTATCGGATCATCATCAACTGGCAACATTAACAGGCGTTCCATTGCCGAAATTGCACGTTCTGCCGCCTCACGCAGTGCCTGATAATCAATCTTGCTCACTGGTTGCCTCCTTTGCGAAGCTGGTCGGCGAACAAACGTACACCAGACGCTTCACTGCGTAGAAACTTAACGGCATCATCAAAACCACCTCGTTCTGCGTCGTCTGCTCCGTTGTCGAGGTTATCTGCGTACATCTCTACCCCCTGCGCCCGTACTTCAGCCAGGAAAGCATCGGTGGCTGGGGTTTCAGTAACATCATCTTCCCATTCGCTAAACTCCTCACGACAAAAGTCATTAAATTCCTTCTCAGATTGCTTAAGTGAGGTATTTTCAGCAGCCATCTTCGCGCATTTAGCCTCAAGGTTATCAATCGTGATTCCAGCAGAACTACACTCCCGCAACGCCGTTTCCAGTTTTGATTCAAGTTCACCGAACTTACGGACAAGGTATTCAGCGTTTGTTTCGTTAACCTTTAAATCACTTGGGATGCATTTACCTTTCAGAAATCCATCCATCTCAATTAGTGACATTTGTTTCATTTCTTCCCACTCCGCCACATCGCATTCAGATATTTGTTTTGATTCACTGACGGAAAAGAATTTCTCTTTAGCAATTCCTCTCTCGATGGCATTGGCTTTACGCGTTGGCGAATAATCATTTCTGCCGGAAGAATGCCGGGATTGTATGCAAGACCTCTCATGGTAAATTCCTCAGTCATTACTGATAGCGCCATAGCGTGAGCGGTAATTACGCAGGCGCGGGTCGATATATTCAGGGAAGTGGGTATATGTGGCTTTGCGGAATGGTCGGATTGATGTCTGGTAAATTCGCTCGCGTTCTTCTTTCTCTGCAAGCCATATACAGTGGCGAAATTCCTTTTCCTCTTTCGTTTCCTGCGGTAGAGACATTATTCGATCGTAGTTTTTTCTGAATTTATCCAGCACCTCCGATACGGAATTGCCGGAACAGCGGCGCGCGTCATCCGCACAATACAGAGGCGCTGGCATGATTTTCTCCTGATTAAATTGCGTGAATAGCGTGACGAGGGAAGGGGAGAGTTACTGGTTCCTCGTCTGGGTAGATAGGTTTGTTATGTTTGTGCCACTCGACATGACATGACTTGCAGAGCCACATCACATCGGTTGGTTTGCTGTAGTCGCAGTGGTGCGCCTGTGGTTTACATTCTGATCCGCAGCACTCACATTGTGGTGGTCGGATTAGCTTACCGTCGCGCAAAAAATTACCCACGATGATGTGGGCTTTTCTTTTCCATGGGTTGCTCTGAATGAACCGCTTTTTGGCTGCGTTACACCGTTCTCTGCCGCGTTCCGATGATTGATATTCTCTCCTTGCTGATACTCGATGTGGCAATCCCGCGCGCTCTTTGTCGTATTCAGCCAGGCAAGCCCGGCAAGCGGCAGTTAATCCATCTCTGGATGCTCTTCTGATTTGAAAGTCCTTTTCTTCCTTCTGTTGATGGCATCTTGAGCAGATTTTCATATTCAGCTCCTAGAACGGAATATCCGAATCGTCGAAGTTCATAGGTGGTTCGCTGTGATTTCCCTGCTGCAGAGGTTGCTGTCTTTGTTGCTGACCGTTATTTCGCTGAGGTGAAGACTGTTCATTGCCTCCTTGCTTGCCACCAAGCATTTGCATGGTTCCACCAACGCCTACGATAACTTCGGTAGTGAACCGATCCTGTCCGCTTTGATCCTGCCATTTTCTTGTCCGCAATTTTCCTTCAAGATAAACCTCAGAGCCTTTTCGCAGATATTCGCTGGCAATTTCTGCCAGTTTTCCGCTCATTACCACGCGGTGCCACTCCGTCTGCTTCTTTTGCTCTCCAGTTTGCTTATCACGCCATTTTTCTGACGTAGCAACTGTAAGGTTTGCAAATGCCGTTCCTGATGGTGAATATCTGATTTCTGGATCATGCCCAAGGCGACCAATAATGATCACCTTATTTACGCCTCTGCTTGCCATTTATGCCGCCTGTTTTAGTTCGTTAACTCTGATGCTCATTACCTGAACGCATTTAGCCTGCGCATCCTCATTGCCAGCCATTAATTGCCAGTCATGCTGATAACGCTCGATGAGTTTTTTCTTGTCAGTTTCTGTTGACGCATAATCGCTGAAGTCTTTCAGGATTTGCTCGCAGTCAACCGATGGAGATTTCTGGTTGGTATTTTCTGGTGATGGTTGATTGCCAGATGCTGGGATTGCCCATCCCGGCAGCGATGGAGGGAGCCAGTAAAATCCTGTTCCATCCTTGAGTTTTGCCCTGTGCCATCCCTGCTTTTTATCGAGAGATGTTTGTGCGAAACCTTCCTCAAGGTTATACAGATACCGACCGATTCCCCACTGAACGGCAGCGCGCTTCATTGCACCGGAACGACCACCTTTGACGGCTTCTACCTGCGTGTTTTCAGCAGCATCCCATTTGGTTACCCATTCGGAATCAATCTTTATTGATATGCCGCATTCAACGCCGCCGTTGTTGGGAATATCGCGGTATTCATTGCGCCATCCTGCTTTGCCGCAAACATCGTCCAGGCGTTTCATGATTGCCCGGTTCGTGACATAAGCCAGCACCATAGCCCACACTTTGCCATCGCGTGTTTTACCGCTTTGCTGTATTCGCCATTCGATATCTTCAGGGCTGAATGGCTCATCGAATTTATTCAAATCCATAATTCACCTCAGAATGGACACGGCCCAAGGAAATAACGCTGATTTAATACTTCGACTCGGGACAAATTAAGGCATACCCGCATTCCTTCGCGGTCACCATTATGGCGATACCAGAGAGCTTTCTGCGTGTACATGCGTCTCTGTAACTTGCTCTCCTTCACTGTGGTTGCAAGTGACATGAATATCTCCTTCGTTACCGATTAATTCTTTCATCTGACGAATGAATTCTTCGTCTGACCAGTTATCTGTAAAACTCATGGACGGCCTTGTTGTTTCAAAATATCCCAAAGCTTTTCGAGCAAACTTTTCATTCTTGGTTGTTTAAAGTCTGCTCCGGTTAAAATATTTTTTCGTGAATGCTGTACCGATAAAATCGGGTTGAAAGGGCGAACCAATGCCGCCCCTGCAATAGCGAACTGTTGCATAGGATGCTCCTTCTGTTTGAATGCATAACGAAAACGCCTCGAGTGAAGCGTTATTGGTATGCATATAAAAAGGCCCTCACACTGGAGGGCAAAGAAGATTTCCAATAATCAGAACAAGTCGGCTCCTGTTTAGTTATGAGCGACATTGCTCCGTGTATTCACTCGTTGGAATGAATACACAGTGCTTATTCGTACTAATAAAACACCCAGTTTTCTGTTTCTTGGTTGTGTCCAAAGTTATATTCAATATCTGGTGTTGATGTATCAATATTCTTCATCCCATCAACAAGAGTTGATACAACAGCCAAATCTTGTTTGATTCTCATTAAATGGTATTTCTTCCGGCGCAATAAACTTTCAATGGCAAGTTTCTTCGTCGGGAATGCAAAAGATCTTTCTGCATTTTTTGCTACTTTCTTAATTGCATATCTATTTCTCCTTTGTTTCCATTCCTGTAACCACTGATTTGGTGTTGGTTTAAAATTAACAATCCAATGCGCAGGAACCAACCATGCATAATGCTCTGTCTGATGAAAAGCTATATATTGAAGTGCGAATATTTTGATTCCATCTTCTTCAACTGTCGCCTGGAATCTCCAGAAAACAGGCATTCCATCATGTTCAGTTTCTGATTCAGGAAAAGGTACGCTCCATGATTTTGTCATATCTCACCTCAAATAAGTGGTTTGCTGCGAAAGTAAATATGCTTAAGTTACCTGTTATTTATCCCACCAAGTTCCGTATCTATCTATCCAGTTACACCAATCGTCGACACTCCATTTTGCTGTGTCGCATTTTGGCAAATGGCATGAATATCTACCTTCTTTGTAAAGTCGGCGTTTGACTTTCTTGAGCATGGCTCACCTCAATCGTAATAAGCTGGAATTGATTTTCCGCGTTGCTTCTGGCGGCCTGAACAAGTCACACCCATTTCACTGCGTGGCTTGCGGTAGTAAATACGGTTCTGTTTACGCTCGACTTCTTCTGCCTTCTTGCAGCGAAGGCTTCCGAGTGATGCTGCTTTATCTGCTCTGACGCAACCAGAGAGCTTTAGCGCAATTTTTCGTGCCAGTCGCTGCTCTTGCATTGCCTGTTCACGTTGAGCCTGTCTGCGTGCTCTGCGGCGATTTCTGGCGTTATCATCAGCCAGATATGTAATGACTACTGTCATGTTGACCTCCGATGATTGACTTTGGCGGTGACGCGCCGGGTGCTTATCTTCCGGTTGCCGTCGTGCAGCTGCACTTCACGTCACCCCAAAGCCAACTACTCTTTGGTTCCCGCATTTCGGCGGGACAATCCCATCAATGTTAAAGAGCCTGCCAATCTGTTCCGTTTGGCTACCAGCGTCCTGCTGATGGCTAAAGAATACTGTAGGTATTTTATTGTGTAAATACCCAAGGTATTTATTTTGGGTGAAATAATGATAAGCAAATGAATACAAAGGATATTTATTTTTTCGGTGTCTGCTTGTTCAGTGCTTTTTATGCGGGATATGTGAAGTGGATCCCGATAGCTATTGCTGCCGGGATTATAGGTTAGTCAGCGAAGGTTAAGACGAGAATTACCTTAATGATGTCTGCTACAACAGACACGGCCATAGATAAACCAAAGACGATCCAAGCCATAGAGATGTCTTCACTACCATCGTATAGAGTTCCGTAATCACTGGTGTAAGGCGTAAATGTCGCGCCTTGATACAACAGGTATAAGCTTGATCCATAGAGGATAAATGCAGATATCCCTTGTATTGCTATGATCACCAGAATCATGAAACGAGCAGATCTATGCGCCCAAGCCTGGCTTATTTTTTCTGATAGAGATTTCGCAATAAAAGCATGCGCTAAGCCGTAAATTGTTGAGATTGCCAACATCCCCAAAAAGCTTGCTATAGCGGTTCCAACCATAATCGCCCCTTGCGTGATCAAACCAGCCTTAGTTTTGTCTCAATTGCAACGCCTATAATCTTGCAGTTTCCATTGATTGGCACGAGAGGCCATGCAGGATTAAGTCCCTTGAGGTATTTATTTCCGCCGTCGATTATCAGCTTCTTGAATGTTGCTTCGTTAGAGTCAGAAAGTTTTGCTATGACCAAGCTGCCGTTGATCGCCTCCCTTCCGGTATCGAAAAGAACGAATGTTCCCTCTGGAATGCTTAACCCAACCGGTGCCGTCATTGAATCACCTTCCACTTTAAGCCAGAACGCATTACCTTGAATATGCGCGTCAGACTCAAGCCAAACATCTATGTCTTTAATGGTGTATGGTTCGCATGCTTCACACCACGAGCCAGCCTGGATACTGCTTAACACCGGATACCTCTTTCCTGCTCTGTATTCCCCTGCATACCTTACGTTGGCATCGCTCTTAAGGCTTTCTGCCTGTTCTGCAACCTTGGCAGCAATTGACTGGCTAAAATCAGCAATTGAGACTTGCAACAATCGTGCAAAACCAGATGCAACCTCAACGTTTAGCGCGTTTCTGCCATTAAGATAATGCCCTACCGCTCCTTGGGTGATACCCAGTTCATCAGCGATTGAGTATTGGGTTATTCCCAATTCTTTCTTTTTTGACTCATACAAAGCCTTAAGCCGCTTAGCGTCTTCGAGCTGTTCTGTCGTCAGTGATTTTTTATTTTCCATAGCTTAATTCTAATAGCTAAGGTACTTAAACTAAAAATACCCTGAGTATTGATTGCTTTGAATACCTGTAGTATTCTTTGTTCATGGTTAATAACGGAGAGTGCATATGATTCGAATGACACTTGCCGATTACGCCAAAATCCATGGACAGGCTAAAGCAGCCAGTGACTTTGGTGTAATCCAGTGCGCTATCAGCAAGGCCATTCTGGCAGGCCGTAACATTATGGTTACGGTAAAGCCTGATGGCAGTGTGATTGGAGAGGAAGTTCGTCCTTTCCCAAGCAACAAGAAAAACAAATAGTAACACCGCTCTTTAACAGTCATGGTCCTCATTCCCGCCGAAATGCGGGAATACAACGCGCATAAGTTGATGCGCATAACTTCTTATTAGTTAAGGAAATACTTACATATGCAACTTACAAGTACTCGCAAGAAAGCGAATGCAATTACAAGCAACATCCTGAATCGAATTGCTGTACGTGGTCAGCGAAAGGTTGCCGACGCGTTAGGGATTAATGAATCGCAAATTTCGCGATGGAAAGACAGCTTCATCCCCAAAATGGGAATGCTTCTTGCTGTTCTTGAATGGGGTGTTGAAGACGAGGAGTTGGCGAAACTGGCTAAGAAAGTAGCAAGAATGCTGACAAAAGAAAAAGCCCCGAAGAACGGCGAATTCTTCGAGGCCTGATGTAGAAAGACTGGATCAATCCACAGGAGTAATTATGACAAAACGTCGTAAGAAATACCAGGAAAAAGAAGAGATTCGACACCCTGATTCACCTGAGGGATCAGTGGTAGCCGCAGCAAATAACAGGGCGTTCGCAGAGCGCCTTGTTGGTGTTTACAGACTAGCCAAAGCAGGAGTGAAACATGGGCGTCGTTAAGTTAGCTGATTACAGGCATAACCCTGTACAACATCAGGAGGCATCCAGTATGGGGTATGTCTCTATACACCGCCAGTTTATGGACAGCAGGCTCTATAAGGACTCTCAGGCAGTACATCTTTGGCTTCACTTAATCCTCAAGGCTAATCACGAATCTACTGTCGTCAATACGGATATCGGTCCGATAACTGTTGATCGCGGTCAGATGATAACTGGACGCCCGTCGCTGGTCAGAGAAACATTCATCCCCGACAACAAAGTTCGGAGCTTATTACGGACTTTTGAGTCGAAAGGGATGCTTAATATTTGCTCGATGGGGAAGAAATTTAGCCTGTTTACAATCGTTAAATATGACGATTTTCAGGCAAAAAATTGTCCAACGGTTGTCCAACGGTTGTCCAACGCAAACACCAGTAATGGCGCGACTCTCAGCGGAGATTGTCCAACGGTTGTCCAATGGTTGTCCATAAACAATAATATAAATAATATCTCTAATACTGACGTATTAGAGAGTGCCACAGCAGACAAAAAGTCTGACAAGAAAAAACCTTCCGTTAGCTGTCAGGATGTTGTCGATGCTTACCACGAAATCCTTCCTGAAGCGCCAAGAATCCGCGCACTGAATGACAAGCGTAAAAACCAGATCCGAACGTTCTGGCGCAAAGCCGGAGTGATAACCCGCCAGCTTGACGGGCATGGGTTCACGATGCAGGACTGGAGAAATTATTTGAGCTACGTAGGCGAAAATTGCCGATGGATGTTCGAAGAACGCCCAAACCATCAACGCGGAACCGTCTGGCACAAAAAGGGATTTGATTTCCTGCTTAACGATAATACCTACCTGAAAGTTCGTGAGGGTGAACACGATGACCGATAATTTTTATGCGCCGCCCCATAGCATCGAGGCAGAGCAGGCGGTGATTGGTGGATTGCTTCTGGATGATGACAGCAGTGAGCGCGTCCAGAAAGTTCTGGCGATGCTGAAGCCTGACTCATTTTACAGCCGGCCACACAAAATCCTTTTCGAAGAAATAACCAGAATGCACCGGGAGCAAAAGCCAGTAGATGGCCTGACGCTTTTCGATGAATTGGAGCGTAAATCGTTAACGGCGTCTGTTGGCGGTTTTGCTTATATCGCTGAGATCGCAAAGAACACGCCAAGCGCAGCAAACATCGTTGCCTATGCAATGCAGGTTCGTGAAACCGCAATGGAACGCTACGCCATCAACCGCATGACTGAAGCGACGGAATTGCTCTATTCCCGCAACGGAATGACTGCAACGCAGAAGTACGAAGCTATTCAGGCGATTTTCACGCAACTGACAGACCATGCAAAAACCGGATCGCGTCGCGGCCTTCGCTCATTTGGTGAGGTCATGGAAGACTGGGTTAGCGACCTTGAGAAGCGATTTGACCCGTCAGGCGAACAGCGAGGAATGAGCACAGGGATCCCATCGCTGGACAGGATGCTGTCACCGAAAGGTCTGGTGAAAGGCTCTCTGTTTGTCATTGGCGCTCGCCCTAAGATGGGGAAAACGACGCTATACAGCCAGATGGCAATCAATTGCGCAGTGCATGAGAAAAAGCCCGCTCTGATGTTCAGCCTTGAAATGCCAGGTGATCAGATACTGGAAAAACTGGTAGGGCAGAAGTCTGGTGTTAACCCGAATATTTTTTACCTTCCGGCGACAAATGACGCCGATGACGGCTATCAGGGTGATTACGATGGTGACTTCAACAGGGCGATCGAAACAGCCAATCGCTTGAGTGAAATCGACATGCTTTACATCGACGACACGCCGGGATTATCTCTGGCTCAAATCGTCAGCGAAAGCCGTCGAATCAAGCGAGAAAAAGGATGTGTTGGCATGATTCTGGTCGATTACCTGACACTAATGACTGCTGAGAAGGCCGATCGCAACGACCTTGCTTACGGCATGATCACCAAAGGACTGAAGAACCTTGCCAAAGAGCTTGATTGCGTTGTTGTGCTTCTGACACAGCTTAACCGCGCACTGGAAAGCCGAACCAATAAACGCCCATTACCAAGTGACTCACGAGATACAGGGCAGATTGAACAGGATTGCGATTATTGGGTTGGGATCCATCGTGAAGGCGCTTTTGATGACAGTGTTCCACCTGGTGAAACCGAACTAATCCTTCGTCTCAATCGTCATGGCAATACCGGCACGGTGTATTGCATTCAGGCAAATGGCGCTATTTATGACACAGACCAACAGTCTGCTGAAATGCGCCGCCGTGAACGCGAGGAACCGCAATCCAAGAAGAAAGGAGGATTCTGATGACCATCTACATCACTGAGCTAATAACAGGCCTGCTGGTAATCGCAGGCCTTTTTATTTGGGGGAGAGGGAAGTCATGAAAAAACTAACCTTTGAAATTCGATCTCCAGCACATCAGCAAAACGCTATTCACGCGGTACAGCAAATTCTTCCAGACCCAACCAAACCAATCGTAGTAACCATTCAGGAACGCAACCGCAGCTTAGACCAGAATCGAAAGCTTTGGGCTTGCCTTGGTGACGTCTCTCGTCAGGTTGAATGGCATGGTCGCTGGCTGGATGCAGAAAGCTGGAAGTGTGTGTTTACCGCAGCATTAAAGCAGCAGGATGTTGTTCCTAACCTTGCCGGGAATGGCTTTGTGGTAATAGGCCAGTCAACCAGCAGGATGCGTGTAAGCGAATTTGCGGAGCTATTAGAGCTTATACAGGCATTCGGTACAGAGCGTGGCGTTAAGTGGTCAGACGAAGCGAGACTGGCTCTGGAGTGGAAAGCGAGATGGGGAGATCGGGCTGCATGACTATCAAATCAAATACGCCAGCACACGACAAGGACTGCTGGCAAACGCCGCTTTGGCTTTTTGATGCACTGGATATTGAGTTTGGATTCTGGCTGGATTCGGCAGCGAGCGACAAAAATGCTCTGTGTGCTCACTGGCTAACTGAGGACGACGACGCGCTCAATTCTGAGTGGGTAAGCCACGGTGCAATCTGGAATAACCCACCGTACAGCAATATCAGGCCGTGGGTGGAAAAAGCCGCTGAGCAGTGTATACAACAGCGACAGACGGTAGTGATGCTTGTGCCAGAGGATATGTCTGTCGGATGGTTCAGCAAGGCTCTGGAGAGTGTTGACGAAGTTCGTATTATCACTGATGGACGGATTAATTTTATCGAACCATCGACAGGGCTGGAGAAGAAGGGAAACAGCAAAGGCTCCATGCTGCTGATTTGGCGACCGTTCATCAGTCCTCGACGGATGTTTACTACCGTATCCAAAGCGGCATTGATGGCGATCGGGCAGGGCGTCAGGAGGGCTGCATGAGACGACAGCGACGAAGCATCACCGACATAATCTGCGAAAACTGCAAATACCTTCCAACGAAACGCTCCAGAAATAAACGCAAGCTAATCCCAAAAGAATCTGACGTAAAAACCTTCAATTACACAGCCCACCTGTGGGATATCCGGTGGCTAAGATATCGTGCGAGGAAATGACAATGGATTATTCACAGTTAAGTGATTTTGAAATTAACAGAATGGTAGGAGACATAATTTTTAAAGGCCTTTGGGCAAGTAAACCGGAAACATCAGGGAATAACACCAACAAATGGTATTACGGAAATGCTGATACAACTTTTGAGCCATTAAATCATTTGCCTGACTACTGCAATGATCCGAGCGCTTCATGGCCGATTATTGAGAAATACAGGATTTCTATCTTAGACCAGTTAACTGAATGGTGTGTGGATGCAAAAGGCGTAAGCCCAATATTTGATACCAGACCTCTCCGCGCCGCCATGATTGTCTTTCTCCTGATGCAGGAGGCCAATAATGCTTAGCCCATCTCAATCCCTTCAATACCTGAAAGAAAGCATAGAGCGGGCTTCAATGTGCACAGAGTGGATTCTATCTAGGTTTAGCGCATACAGAAGATTGCCGGTAAAGGGCATGCCAAGCAAGTCGATGCTGCATATGCAAAAGAATGCGCGCTGGAAGGTATGGCGAGAACACAGGTTATGTGGCTGAAAGAGGGGGTTATTAAGGCGTGAATACCTACAGCATCACATTACCCTGGCCTCCGAGCAATAATCGCTATTACCGCCATAATCGCGGGCGCACGCACGTCAGCGCAGAGGGGCAGGCATACCGCGATAACGTCGCCCGAATCATTAAAAACGCAATGCTGGATATCGGCCTGGCTATGCCTGTGAAAATCCGCATTGAGTGCCACATGCCGGATCGCCGTCGCCGTGACCTGGATAATCTGCAAAAAGCCGCTTTTGACGCACTCACTAAAGCAGGTTTCTGGCTGGATGATGCTCAGGTCGTTGATTACCGCGTTGTGAAGATGCCTGTTACCAAAGGTGGGAGGCTGGAACTGACCATCACCGAAATGGGGAATGAATGATGTTTGAGTTTAATATGGCAGAACTTCTTCGCCACCGCTGGGGGCGTCTGCGCTTATATCGTTTCCTCGGTTCTGTTTTGACCGATTACCGAATACTGAAGAATTACGCCAAAACCCTGACAGGAACAGGAGTATGA